GCAGGACCAGCCATACCTTGTCGCTGGTCTCGGCATGCGCAGCCGCACGTGCCGCCGCCGACATCGTCCTCATGGCAGGTGCTCCAGCTTGACCGCGACCGTGAACAGCGTGCCCGTGATGGCCGCGACATGCGGCGCCTCGAGGAAGCGGAACGTGGCCGGCGTGCCCTCACGCGGATGGGTCCAGTCGAAGGGCAAGGCGCCGCCGGCGGTCGTGTCCTCGAAGAAGGTCTTGAGGATCCCGGTTTGCGCGGCGTTCACCTTGAACGTCGCCTCGATCTGCCGCGGCGCGGCGGTGAAGCGGCGCCGGACCTTGGCTGTGCCGGCGTCCATCGTCGTGCGCAAGGTGGTCTCGGCGAAGCGCTCCTGATAGCCACCAACCGTCGGCCGTTGCGGCAGGCTGCTCGGCCAAACGAGATTCGACATGATCAGTTATCCTTGGGCCGCCTAGCGCAAAAGGCGTGTTGGAAACCAATGGCAATTGACGCTGGTATTACTCGGTGCTACCGTCTTCTCTGTCGAACTTCCCGAGAGGTAAGGCCATGACCGTCAAATCCTCGATCTCCCTGACCGACGATCAGCATGCCTTTGCCAAGACCCTGGTCGATGCCGGCCGCTTCGCGAGCGTCAGCGCGGTCCTGCAACAAGGCGTCGAACTCTTGCGTCGGCAGATGGAGAACGAAGCCCAGGAACGGGCCGCCCTGGCGGAGGTGCTGACGCAGCGCCGAGCAGGCAAGTTCATCTCAGGCGCGAAGATGGACGACCGTCTTACCCGCATGCTGACCCGTAAGCGCCAGACGCATGCCGTTCGCGGTTGAATTCTCGGCCGAGAGCGGGCGCGATTTCGAGCTGATCTTCGATCACCTGTTCGAAAGCTATATCGGCTTCGGCGAAAGCCCCGAGGAAGCGCTCGAGCACGCCGCGCAACGGATCATGGGCATCCGAAGGGCCGCCGACCGGCTGGCGATGTTTCCGATCCGTGGTACGGCGCGCGACGATGTTCTTCCCGGCGTTCGATATCTCGCCATCGACCGCGCCATCTACTGGTTCGATGTCGATGAGGCAGCACAGAAACTACGCATCCTAGCGATCTTCTTCGGCGGTCAGGATCATATCCGCCATATGCTGGTTCGTCTTCTGCGCGAGGACGAGCCGAGTTGACCGGATAGTACTGAGGCCCTCCGCTCGACGCACCAAGATCAGACCCGCTTGGTCATGCGCCGCGAGCCATAGGTTTCGCCCTGCGCGCGATCAAGCCTGCCGCTGCGGATGGCTTCGTCGATCTTGTCCTCGATGAAGACGGCGATCTCGCGCTTGCCATCGGCACCGCGACGTTGCTCGGTGCGCGCTGGCGGCTGATCGCGGCCGACGCGCATGTCGTAGACATTGACCCTGATGTCGCCCTCGCCCGCCGGTGTACGGGCCCGCTCGAAGCGGTCCATGTTCCAGCGATGGCGGGGATCGTTTCGGGTCAGCACTTCCTCCCCGCGTAGGCCGACAAAGGGCACCTCGTCGGGCCGCAATCCCAACATGCCGCCGACATGGAAGCGCTTCGCCCCCTCGAAGGCACCGAGGGCGACACGCCGAACATGGGACGGCGCGACACCGACGATCGCCCCTGCGTGGCCGGCGCCAAACAACCCTGTGAACCAGTTGCCGATGCTCTCGAAGAAGCCCGGTCCTGCCGAGGCTGCGGCGGATCCGGCCGCGGCGCTCGCGCCGGCCTGTGCTGCAGCTTGAGGTGCGACGACGCCGAACAGGCCGGGTACCGCACCGACGATCTGGGTAGTGATCGGCAGGACGAATTTCTGCTCGATCAGTGTGGCGGCGATGCGCGCAGCCATGCGCCGGAAGAGCCCGACCGCGCCGTCGGCGAGGCTGGCGAAGGCGCTCTGCCCGCCTTTGCTGGCATTGGCAAAACCATCGACCAGGAAGTTCGTGATGTCCCCGGCGAGGCTCTTGGCCTGATCGCGGATCTCGCTGAAATACCGTGCCTGCTCGCGGAACGCCGCAGCGGCGTCCTGGGACTTGGTGAGTTGCTCGTCCTCGGAGCCGAAGCGCTCGCGCAGGGCCTGTCGGCGCCGGTCACGCTCGATGCCCAACTCGGCGGCACGCCGGGCCGCTGGATCGCCGATCTTGGCCGCGTCGGCCTCGCGCTCGGCGAAGTCGCGCTCGCTCTCCGCCAGGCGGCGTTCGCGGGCAAGCTGCCGGGTGCGCTCGGCAGCCGCCTGCGCGTTGATGGCCTGGGTCGTGGCGTCGATCGCGCTGCGCAGCCGCTCCTCCGCAATGCCCGAGGCGAGCGACAATGCCGCACGGGCATCGCGGGTTGCCGCCAGCGAGCGCTCGGCCAAATCCGCCCTTTGGGCCGCGGCCGCGCCTTGGCTCTCGGCCTCGGCCAGGCGTGTTGCGCTCTGGGTCGCTAGGTCGGCTTGGAACGCCGCACGGGTCTGCGCCTCGATCGTGTCGATGACACGCACCCGCAGGATCTGCTCGGCGCGTGCGGCCTGGTCGATGCCGCCACGATAAGCCTCGCTCGCCGCCTGGCGCGCGGCCTCGGCGCGCATGACGGCGGCCTGGCCTTGGGCATAGGCCTGGGCGACCGCGAGCGTGGCGCGGCCCTGGATCTCGATCTCGCCGGTCTGGTCGCGATAATTGAGGCGCTGCTGGGCGAGCGCGTCGGCGACCATGGCTCGCTTGAGCCGCTCGGCCTCGAGCGCGTTGAGGCTCCGCTCGCGCGCGGCGGTCTCGGCCTGGATCTCGGCTTCGATCTTCGGCCGCTGGGAGGGCGATGCGTTGTAGACGCGCCGGCGTCGCTCGAGATCGGCGATCTGCCGCGCAGTCTCCTCGCCGATCGCCAGCGGCTGTACCGGGCTCGGCGCAAGCGTGGGATCGGCAACCGACTGGGTCGGTGTCTGTACGGGCAGCCGGGCACGCTCGGCGACCTCACGTACCCGGTCATACTCCGCGCGCGCCGCGGCCATCTGCTCCTGAAGCTGCCCGCGCACCGCGGTCGGCGCGCCATACCCGAAGCCGGGGATGACTGTCTCGGCATTGGGGTCACGGTAGAGCCGCGTCTCGCGATCAAACCGCTCGAGCCGCTCAACTGCCAGCTGCAGCGCGTCCTCGGCTTCGAGCACCGGATCGCGCACGCGCGGCTGGGACGGCGCGAGCAGATTGGCGGCGCCGGAGATTGCGCCTTCGACGACCTGAAGCGTGACCCGGCCGATCGCACCGCGGGCGAGATTGTCGACCAAGCGGTCCCAGGCGCGGCCGATCTCGTTGATCGAGCGCTGGGTCGGCGAGAGCGATTGCTCGTTGAGGCCGCGGATACGGTCCTGGAGGGCGGCGATCGCCACACCATAGGCCCGGGACTTCTCGCCCTGCTCGGCAAGGAGCCGGATGTTCTCGCGTTGTGCGGGGTTGAGGAAACCGTTGAGGGCGCGATCGAGCTTGAGGATCGCGTCATAGCCGCCGGTCGCCACCTCGGCGAGTTGGCGGGCGGCCTCACTCGCGCTGGTTCCCGTCGCCGCGGCCAGATCCGGCGCCATGTTGGCGAGGCGAGGGATTTCTGCGCTCGGCAGGCTGGGGGTGCGGATCAACGTCGCGACGGTCATGCGCGCTTCGTCGCGTGCGACGCCGACATCGCGCAGCTTGTCGACGAGATCGCCGAGTTGGCCGGCCGTCACCTGCCCCTGACGCCCCATCGCCGCGAGCGCCAGGTTGAAGCCGCGTGCTTCGCCAGCCAGGTCGACGGCGCGCGAGAGGATGATCCCAAGCGGGATGCCGACACCGGCGAGTGCTGCCGTAGCCGCCAGCGCCACAGGCGGGATTGCCCGAAACGTCGCCCCGATGCCGCCGAAGATCTGGGTGATCTGCGGGCCCTGCTGCAGCGCGATGGTCAGCGGGCTCATGCCCGTGGTCAGGGTCGTGAAGATGTCGTTGAGCTGGGGCTGCAGCTGGGCGAGCTGCTGGGCGGTGACGCGCGCACGCTGGCCTTGCGCCTCGACCGCCTGCCCGAACCCCCGCGCCTGGGTTCCGGCCGCGTTGAATTTGCGCCCGATCCCCTCGACGACGCTCGCGTACTCGGCCTGCGTCAGCAGCCCCTTGCCGAGGAGTTCGCCTGCCCGGCTCTGTTCGCGGGCCGCCTGATAGCCCTCGGCATATTGCCGGCGCAGCCGCTCGGCCGAGCGGCCCAGCTTCTCCTGCTCGCGCTCGGTCTTGCGCGCCGAATCGCCTGTTCCCTCCAGCGCGGTGCCTGCCTCGCGCGCTGCGGTCTTGATCGCCTCCATCGCCTGCTGGCCGGTGCGCCCGGCCTCGACGAGCTCGGCCTTGAAGCGCCCGCCATCGACCTGCAGGCGCACGGAGATGTTACGGTTCGCCATGCGTGCTCTCGTCCTCGCGCCGGGCGATGCCGCGCAGCAGGCCCAGCTCCGCCGCGGGCAGGAGTTCGGCGATGGCCGCCCGGCTCACACCGAGCGCGTCGCCCATGACGAACACCGCCCCGAAATCCAGACCGACCGGCCCCGCAGCCCCCATGCGCAACTGGCCCGCGCAGCGCTCGAGGAGGTCCCATATTTGCCAGCCCTCGATGCTGGCCGGGGCCTCGCGGTCATAGGGACATGCCGGGCAGCGTGCCGTGCAGGCGGCGCAGTAGCCGGGCCCGCCCCCGAAATGCCATGCGGCGCGGGCGATCAGCCGTTTTTTTCCGCGTCGATCTCCGCGATCGGCCGGGCATAGAGCCGCTCGAAGGCCGCGGCCGCCTGCCAGATCTCCATCAACGCCTCGACGGCCCCGGGCGAGACCGGTGCGGGGGCGCCCGTGTCGTCGCCGACACCCTCCCAGTCGAGGATGGCGAGCCGGGCGAGCGCCTTGATGAAGGCGACACCGCGCAGCGCGTCGATGACCTCGCTTGCGGTCTCGCCGGCCGTATCGGCCCGGAGCATCGCCGACTGGGCAGCGAAGAAGAGCGCGGTCCCGAAGGGTCTGACCTTCAGCCGCACGCCTGGAAGCAGGTCGAGCCAATAGGGCTCGGATTTGAGGCCGAGGCGGATCATGGCGTGGCTCCGTAGGCGGGAACGTCGTTCTTGAGGATCGCGGTCAGCATGCGGCCGAGCGTCGGATCCTTGGCGCCGCGGAACTCGAAGGTGACCTGGATGCCGGCCGGACCTTCGATCGGAACCGAGGGCCGCGACAGGACGGCTTCGTGCAGGGTGAAGATCAGGCTGGTATTGGCGTCGCGCACATACCCGAAATCGAGGTCCATCGGCGTGCCAGCCGTCGCGGCTTCGATGAGCGCGGTGCCATCGACGCGCACGACGATGTTGCCGGTGCAGGCCGCCACCGTGGGCTCGGCGCCGTCGATCAGCCCGTCGGCGCGGATCGTCTCGATCCGGTCGAGGCCATTGCGATAGACGAGTTCGGCCGAGACCACGCGGCCCATCGCGGCGCCGTTGCGCCGAACCGTTCCCTGGAAGGAGCCGAAGCGCAGCGCGTTGTAGGGCGTGGGCGTGAGGTCGCGATCGACGCTGTCCGTGTGCTCGCCCTGGGCGATCAGCGACAGCGTGGCGCTTGTGAGGCCGTCACGGCGCAATGGCAGCGTAAAGCTGTCGACGCGCGCCCCGAAATGCGTGCGCCGCAGCGGTACGTCGGGATTGATGGCCTGCAGCGACAGGCTGGGGATCGCGGCACCGCCGGACTGGAAGCTATGGGTGAAGTTCACCGTGCCCGTGGTCGTGGGCTCGCCCAGCAGCGCCTTGAGCCAGAAGCCGATCTGCCGCGCATCGCAAGGCAGCGTCACCTCGCCATCGCAGGTCAGCGCGCCCAGCACCGCCGGTGCCGGATCGCGGCCCTCGCCGAGCAGGTCGTTGTCGAGCAGCGGCTGTCGCGCGGACAGGCCGTAACGCGAGAAGCCGAGCCGATGATAGCCGTCGCTCGGCGGTGTCCCATAGACCGTCTCGTAGGCCGCCAAAAGCCGCGCGTTCGCGCCAAAGCCAAGCGCCATGCCGGATCTCCTTCTTCGTCCATCGGTGGAGGCAGATGTTCAGGGTTGGCCGGCCTGGGCGGCGTCATGCGCCCCGCGATACGCCACTCCTGCCAGGGCGGCCGCGGCCGTTCGGTTGCAAAACTCCGTTTTCGGAGTAATATGAATATTAT